TCACTTGTCCAACTTGACCAAGTTGTGCGATGTCTGAATAATCTTCTCTTGCAAGTTGTGGAGCTAGTTGTACGGCATCAAACTGTCTTTGTCTTTCTGCTGCAAAGTTATCTGAGAATAATCTATTTTGTGCATCAGCTAATTGTTTTGCTAATATTTCTTGATTAGCTCCTGATCCTAAACGACCTGCTCGTGAAAACTGTGATTGCACCTGGCTTGTAACATTATCTGCTACTTGCTGTGCAACATTTTGTAAAAATGGATTTGATGTTGGTGATAAATAATCACCTTGTAATATTTTATTTACTTCACCTTGTGCTGATCCAAGTAACGGATTACCTTGTATAGCTCTTGCTTGTGCTAATTGTAATGCTGTTTCTGTCTGCGGAGCAAAACCTGTATAGGTTGCTTCAGGAAAAAACTGTGGAGTTTGCGACTCAAATAAATCTTGACCGTAATCTATTGCTTGTTGAAAGTATGGTCTAATAAATTCACTTGGCTCTGCCGAAGTTGTTGTTGTTACATTTGTTGGGTTACTACCTTTACTCATAAATCTTTCCTAATAATAAAAACTGGTTGATTATAACCATGTAGTTTTCTAATCCATCCTTTGCGACCTGCTACTTCAATAGCATCACAGCCATTGCGTTTTGCAAAATCTTCTATTTTCGTTTGTATGTCGGTCAACCAATGACCTAGATTTTTTCCTCCTGCGAGAAAGTATCGTAATATTTTTTTTTGTGGATACTCTGCCATTTCTGTAATGACCGCACATTCCACACCGCCTTGCCAACTTATCCAAAGTTGGAAGAAATTTTTTTGTATACCTTTATAAATATCTTCAAGATTGTAAGTATCATCCAAAGCTTTTTCTAAGAATGGTTTACAATCTTTCCAAACAAAATCTACATCTTGTTTTGGTACTTTAACAATCATCCAATAATAATATACGCAAAGTTTTGATCATTATTACTTGAACTTGCGTGTGTTAATGTAGCCGATCCACTTGCTCTAGCAGAAACAAATAAATTATTTTCTGCTGTCTTGCCGTTTGCTGTGATTGGCATAAACACAATAACACTATCACCACCAATTCTGGCATCTGTTAATGTTGTCGATGTTGCACTAGCAGTAAGTGTAATTGTTCCTGTACTGTTTAGTTTGCCATCCATTACGTTATTCAATGTAGAACTAACTAATCGTAAATGCTGCGAGTTGTCTGGCATTGACAATGGCACATTCAAAAACTGATTGGACATTATCGTTTACCTTCAGGTCTAGCTTCTATGTCAACTCCGAGCATATTTGTAAAGTTACCATTCACACTTACACGAAGTCTGTGATAACGATCTGTTGTACGAAGCGGACAATTACCAGAAGTATTTTGTGTTACGGCTGTACCTGTGCTTACAGCATTTGCTTGTGATGGTCTATGGATTGGAGTTACCGTTATCGTTGTATCTTCTCCATTTGCATCAACAATTGGTATTGCATTAACTAATGTACTTCTTCTGCCGTCAACACCTTCAAACTCTGTTGTATCAACAGTAGCCGAAAGTGAAGCTCCTAAAAATTTACCAAACTTTTTTTCTGAATTAAAACCTGCAAGACCAATAACTCCTTCATCATAAAAGAATGAGTCTAATGATCGTGGTAATCCGTCTAGTGTACCAAGAACATCTAAGCTTTCTAAAGTATTAAATGCTTCTTGTGATGCACTTTGTACGAATGTTAAATCTTGACCTGATCCTGTTGACCATCTGTCAGTAGAATAATTGTAAATTAACAATTTATTATTTATAAAATCTGTACCAGTTGCACCATCACCACGATATGACCAAACAACAATGCTGTTGTTAGGATCTATCGCTGACGTTACACCTTCAAGATTAGATGTAATGTCATTAAAAAAGAATTCATCAACTTTACCATTACCAATCGGTGTAAGCTGCTGACCACCTGTTAGTTTGTAAAAACCATCTTGTGCCAGAAAAAATATTTGATTACCAAAAGATGCAACAGATCGTGGAGCAAAAGCACCAACATTGTCTGCAATCTTATTAAAAGTAAAAATTAATGGTGTACCAACATAGTCAGCTCTGTAAATAGCTCTTTCCATGAAGATAATACCAAAACTTTCTCCACCAACCATTGCTTGAACTGATCCATGTGTTCCGACTATATCTTGGAAACCAGATTGCGTTGCTTGGCTAGGAGTCCAGGTTGAACTATCATTTAGTCCAGACCACTTAACTCGTTGGTTGTAAACAACACTTGATTCAGTTGTATAACCTGCAAAAACAAAATCTCTTATGATTGCTAAATATTTTGCTTTTAATGTTACACGATCTGAAAAAGCTGTGTCCGTTCCTTCTTCAAACTTTTGTATATTGTCTGCACCATTTGTTGCAAGAATGTTTGCACCAAATTGTGTAAAGCTCCAAAAATCTCTACTACCTGCTGTTGTTGATCCGTTATATCCACCTGCTTTACTTTTATCTTGAAAGACTAGGTTGCTATCCATTTGATATAACTTACCATCATCACCTGCATAGTTTGTTGTGCCAGTAGCAGAAAAACTTGTAAATAATCCTACTGGTGTTCCAGTTAATCCTGTACTACTTAATGGAGTGAAACCTGGAATACTTTTATATCCTTTTGCTAAAGGTATAACATTATCAACTTTCGTTGCTCCACCATTTTTTAATGTTGGTAAATCTGCCAACAGTTGTCCAAACTCAATCATACAACCCTTCTAGCTGACATTTGCAACGGAGCTGCCGATACACGACCTCTCTGTGCTGACTCGTTTGCTGTTCTAACTCCTTCTTTATAAAGCGATGACCACACAGCCAATCTCTCATCTTGCATAAGGAATGGTGATGTTTCTGCTAATGATCCATATAAATACAGATCAGGAAAATTTGTTAATATATCATTTGTTGTGTTTGATGATGATAGTGCTGTTGCTCGTTGAAAAAAACCTAACTCTAAAACATTTGCACTATCAGGTGAATGTCCTAAATAAATTTTTTTACCAACAATTGTATAATAAACTGGCATACCAGTACCTTCACCTTCGTTATACACACGAAAGAAATCAGCAGGAGTCATATATTGGAGCATTGTATATGGTGATGTTTGTAACATTGCATATCTTAGTTCTAAATATCCTGTTGGTAAATCATAAGGTTGTGTACCTGCAACAGTTGTAATAGAAGTGCTTACAGCTTCCATTTCCCTTATGCGTAAATCTCTTGCGTGTCTTGTTTCAGCTAAATCAATAAACGTATCAATATTTGCTGTTAGATCATCTCTATTTAAGAAACTTGCAATCTCTGATTTTAAATTATCGTATGTATCAAGTGCCATTATACTTTCTTCGGATAAATTTTAAATTTTTCATTATCAGGATCATTCAGCCATTTAAAAAATCTTTCACGATCTTGTAATTGACCACTCATTGTCATAATCCCTTGTTTTGCTAGTTGTTGTACGACTATTAAAGGTAGCGATGCAACTTTATACATCTTTGCATCTTGCATACCATTAACTTTGTATGCACCTGCATTTCTTTCAATTTTATTTCTTTCTAAAATTCTTGAAACATCTTGATAGTTTTCGATGTGATATTTACCTTCACTACTATCAATGTGCATTTTTGTTTTTACTGGTGATTGTTCATTACCAGTAAAATCTATTTTTTTGGTCATACACCTTTAACTGCTGCTGCAATCATTTTATCAACACTATCTTGCATTGATAATCCTGGATTTTCTGTTCTTCTATAACCAATCTTGAACATACGATCACCACCAGAAGTTGTCTTGCTTTGAGCTTTGCCACTTCCTCGTGAGATAGTCATATTATTCTGATCTCTATTGTGCATATTCATTGTTTTTGGCATAGAATATTTTTTAATACCTGGTTTAAAAACTTCTGACATTTGTTCCTCTCTGTTAAATAAAAGGAGCAGGTAAAGACCTGCTCCTAATCAACACATTATGTGTTTAAGTTAAATATACCGTAGTTTGCGTTTGGTGAACGACATACAAGAGTCCACTCAGCTAATAACAATCTTTTATCGTTATCACCTGTTTTTGATAATTCTTGTGTTTCAAACGGTCTTAGGAATGCAACTTCCCAAGTGTCCATTTGTAGAATATCAACTCTAGTGTCTAGTGAATGTCTATCAGGGATAAAGCTTACTTCACCGAAGTCTGAAACATATACATCTACTGCACCGATAACTGTCATATCGTCTGCATTTTTGTATTGTGTTGCAACTCCGTTAAAAGCTGAAGCTAATACTTTATTACCTGGACTCATCAATACAGTATCAGGGTTTCCACCTAACTCGTATGATTTTTGTAATCCTGCTTTTAATAGAGCTTCTGTGTATGCTCTATTTGTACCACCAGAAATTGCTGTTGCACCATTTCCAGTTGGAGTAGCAGAAGGAGAGCCGTTCTTAGAAAAGTTATTGGCTGCGGTTGCACCACCAGTACCAGTAACATTTCCACCGTACCAAGTTCCAACGGATGCAGATTTTCTTGCAGCCGAACTTGATCCTGTTACTTTTGCTTGTTCAACTCCGACCATGCCGACTTCCATATCTCTTTTAAGAGCTTTGCCGACTTTGGCTAATTGATAAGCAAGTTCATCACCTCTACCTGCATTGTCAACTGATCTATCTGTGCCAGATACGATAATTGCTTCTGCTGATATTTGTGTTCTATTGTTAAGACGATCCGTTGGACTAATTGCTGTTCCTCCGTAATCATCACCTTCTATTTGAAAGTTGTTAGCTGCTGCTCTCAAACCATCAGTTTGCCACTCATGGAGAGTATTAGTAGCTGTACCTTTAGCTGCATTAGTCATAAAAGGAGTTTCAGTTGGAGAAATATTATAAATTACATCCGCTAAATCTTCTCTTATACCTACAGCATCATAGGTATCAAATGTATTGCTCGGTTGAGCCATCGTAACCTCCGATTAATTGTTTGATAACATGGCAGACAACACCTTTTGTGCATCTTTCACATTACCAGATTTTTTCAATTGTTTCATGCGATCATTCACACGCACTTGCTTATCGGCAGATCGAGTATTGTTTTTACCTTCTGAAGATACAACACGATTAACAGGTTTAACTTTCTTATCACGCAATCCTTTTTTTTCTAAAAGTTGATTGTATTTCATTGCATCATGCAAAGTTTTTACAGCTCGGTGATCAACAACCATGCTGACTTCTTGCTCTGTGTAACCTTGCTTCATGGCAAATTCACTAATATCCTTCATTAACTTTGGAGCTTTTTGTTCATCACCGAATATCGGCATCAGTTCAATTAGTTTTCCTCGTTCACTTTGGATATGATTTTGATAAATCTGTTCCTGTTCTTTTCGTTGTTCCTGTGCTAACTTCTGTTTCTCTTGCTGTATTTGTTGTTGCAATTCTTTTTTGCGATCAAATTCAGCTTTCTTAACAGCATAGTCTGTAGGATCTGATTGAGCTAAAGCAACCCAATCAATATTATCTTCTGTTTGTAAATTTTGCTCGACTACTTGAAGCTTGTTCATGTAATCTTCACGCATTTGTTTTACTGCTTCTTTGTCTTTGGAAATATTGTCCAACTCTGAGTCTAATGTTCTTCGTTGTTCACTAAGTTCCATCGTCTTTTTGGTATAGTCCGATCCTTTAGAGTAACCTTCCTTCAACTCATTCAAGCTAACTTTTTGCTGTTTACCGTTTACAGTAATATCAAATAGTTCTTGTTCGTTTTCCGTAGTGGTTTCTTCGTTATCAACTAAATCTTCTTCAGAAATATCATCTACTGTCAACTCATTGTCTGCTTCCAGGTTGACTTGTTCAGTTTCTTTTACTTCTGGTTTTGGCTGTTCTTCGCTTCTTGCAGTATTGATAAGATTGGCGAATGCCTGTTGTGTTTCCTGTATCGTTGTGGTTGGTTTTGATACAGATTCCGCTTGGGGATTATCTGCCATAAAAACTCCTATTGTTTTTTATTTAGTTTGCCTGTTTCCATCACAGACTTGATGTTCACTAAAAGTAGATCTAACATTTTACCCATAAGATAAATTTTTTCTCTACCTTCGGAATCTCGTGCAGGTGAATTAAGAAACTCACCATATAATTCTTGTTTAATTTTTGTAATTGAATCCTGAAATACAGGATTGTCTAATACATTTTTTGCTAATTCAGTTCGTTGTTTTTCTTGTTCAGGAGTCAATTAAAGTCCTCCAAAGGTTGTTTTTTTACCTGATTGCATATCTTTAACAACTTGCTCTATTCTATCTCTTTCGTTTTGTATTTGCTGATTATTGACAACCACATTACCTTGATAACCACCTTGATAATCGCTTGTAAATGGAGATCCAAAATCTTCACCACCTCCATAACTACCACCTGCATCTGTAATAATATTTTGATTACCGCCATACGTTACATCAGCTTCGTTGGTATCAGCTCTTGGTTGAAATAAAATACTTTTATCTGGCTCACTTTGTATATCATAAATTCTATTTAAATTTTCATCAAACTGACCAGTAAAGAAACCTCTACGCATTAATTCATTTTCCATTGCATCTTTTCTTAATGCACTCTGATTTCCAAATGGTAACTGTAATAACGATCCTTGAATACCACCAAAACCATCTTTGAATGTTACTTGACCACCTCTGCTAGGAAGATAACCCAACATACCACTATTTGTTAAAAAACCTGATGACAGATAATCTATCAAATCATCGTCTGATAAATCACGCATTTCATCGATTGAGAAATATGGTCTTTCTTCAACTTCATCACCGCCACCACCTGTAACTTCATTTGGCATATCACCACCAAATTGATCTATTGGCTGACATACACCATCAATCAATTGATAACCAGGAGGACAAGGATCAACAATTGGATCTGTCTGTACTGGTGGATTAAGAGGAGGAAAATCTTGACCTGGATCTCGTAAATCAAATATAGGATTTATCGCAGGAGGAGTTTGATATGGCTTGTCAAGATAATCTGCAATTATCTGTTGTGCTTTTTGTGATTGCATGAATGCCATTAGTTCAATCCTTGCTGTATAATTTTAGCTGCTAATTTTTCTTTTTCCATATCCAAATTATCGTTATCTTTTATTAACTGTGATGCTAGTTTTTGTTCGTCTAAATCGAGTTTCTTTGCTTTTAATGTAGAATCAATTTGTAATTTTTTGTTTGCCAAATCTAATTCTGCTGCATCTTTTTGTGATCGTAGTGCTAATTCCTGCTGTGCCACCGTCAACGGATCAATTTTTGGTTGTCTTGGTTGTGGTGGTACAGTAGCAGGATTATTGAAAAATGGTGAAGCATCTTTATAACCTGAGTTTTGTAAATATTGTTCAAGAGTATTGTATATATTTTGCGGACTCACCATATTCAAACCGCCTTGTGCAATCATCTTTTCTTGCACCGCTAAAACTCGTGCTAAAACATTTAATCGTTGATCCTGATTACCAGTTCCAAGTCCTACTTGTACGGTTACATCATAGCGATTAAACCATTCACGAGGATTCATTGGAATAAAATCATTATTTATTTTTACTAATCTTTCACTATCCTGGTATTCACAAACAACGGCAAAAATACATCTAAAAATATCTTTTACACCTTCAGCAAAGTTTCTTGCAATGAGTTCAATACGTTGTGTTTGAGCCATCATCATTTGATTTGTTGATGTAGCTGTTGTGTGTGATTTGTTTATTGTATCGGCATTCAATCCCATTTGCTGTTTTGCTACACCAGTTCTTGATTCTTTGATTTCATCAATCTTTTTCATCATTGCCAAACCTTCATTTAAAAAGTTTGGTGTTTGCATTGGTGTTACAGCATTTGGACTTTTAACTCTTACAACTCCACCTGCTCTGCTAGTCAATAAATCATCTAAGTTTGCTTGACCATCCACGACAAGTGTTCTTGCGTGGTTTTGGAAATACATATTATCAAGTGTATTTCGTAAAATTGTTGATGATACTGCTTGTATGTCAGCAATAAGATCGTAAAAACTCAATCCAAAGAAACGATACGGCATAGGAATAGCTCGTACCATTGTTATTGGCATAAAAGGTATTTCTTCGTTCTCTAGCAGCTTGTAATTGTTATATCCGTTGCCACCAACAGTAACTTTTCTTAGTTCAGCAATGCCATCGCCATCCATATCAACTTTTAGATAGCATTCGGTTACATTTACTACCGCTTGTGAAGGATCTAATGTGCTAACATTTAAGTCTGTTGACGCATCATCGTAACTTCTTCGTGTAACAGCTTCCGTATTAAACACTTCTTCGTCTGATACAGGTAAATCATTAACAATTTCTGCATCATAACCCATATTTATGAGTTCAGATCTCGTTTTATACACTCTGTGAGCTATAAAATTGCAATCTTTCATGGAAGTTGCTCTTTTTGACACCAAAATATCTTCTGGTGGCACACTTTCTATCTTTACTCTGCCAAAATCTGATATTCTTTTAATTTCAACATCATATTTGACAGGGAAAAGAGCATCGTCAGATGCTTTTTCTTCGACATTGACTATCTCAACCTCTGTATCAAGGAGTAGGGAATTATATTCTATTTCAGTGAGGTCTTGATATTGCTCTTTTCTCTGTTCTTTATTTGGATTCCAGTAAATTTTGCAAAAACCATTCTTTTGAAGTAATGCCGTTTTGAATAAATCATATAAAATATTGAAACCATCGTTATCTTTATTAAAAATATGGTTACAATAGTTTGATATGCTCTCTGCAAATCTGGTATCTTCTGGTTGTGTTGCTTCAAATCTTACCATGCGATCACTTTGTGTAAACATACGCATTAAACTTGGTAAGACGGACTCTACTGTTTCCAGTAACTCTTGTGTAACAACAGCACTTCTGCCTTCAACCTCGTTGCCGTATGGCTCTCCGAGATAATATTTCAGCGATTGTTGTCGTTGTTCCGATAAATCGGATGTGTAATACCCTAGAGAGTTTTGCACCTCTTGTGATATTACTTGTAATAATTCTGAATCTGTTTTTTTTGCCATTACATAATTCCTAAACT